CGCCGAGTGATTACGAAATTGCTCAATCCCTTGGACTTGGAGACTCAGGAATAAGCGATATGAGGGCTAAAAGGCCTGAGGAATACAAGCAAGAAGATATCGCAAGGCAAGCAAGGGCAAAGTCGTACCTTGACAGTATTGGCTACGGTCAGGCCGGGTTTGATCCGTCCAAGTACGAGGTCAAACGAGAAGTTCGGCCCAGTAGTGGTCTTAGTTCATTGGCTAGCGGACTTGGCGGGTTCAGGTCGCAGTTCCCGCAGTATCAGTATTTCGGTGCCTAATGAAAGCCCCACAGCAATCGCTTAAGGCGTGGACTCAGCAGAAATGGAGAACCAAAAGTGGTAAACGATCTTCTGACACGGGCGAAAGATACCTACCAGAAGCTGCGATCAAGGCTCTCAGCCCTGCTGAGTACGCCCGAACTTCTGCCGCCAAGCGAAAAGGCAAAGCCCAAGGCAAGCAGTTCGTCCGGCAACCCAAAGGCGTTGCTGCTAAAACGCGCAGCTTCCGCCAAGCGGGTAAAGGATAAGAAGTAATGGCCGACAAGACTACAGCGACAACCGACTTTAACCTCGACCTCAACACCATCGTGGAGGAGGCTTTCGAGCGTTGCGGCGCGGAACTGCGTAGCGGTTACGACCTGCGTACGGCTAAGCGTAGTCTGTCCCTGTTGCTCATGGACTGGTCTAACCGGGGCATCAATCTGTGGACGCTTGAGCAGGGCACGCATGCCTTGACCTACAACGTCGGTACCTATGACCTCCCTGCCGACACGGTGGACTTGCTTGATCATGTGATCCGGACGGGCGCCGGTACGAACCAGATCGACATCAACATCAGCCGGATTTCGTCCAGCACCTACGTTGCCATCCCGAACAAGAACGCGACGGGGCGTCCGATCCAGATCTGGATCAATCGTCGTACGGGTGCAACCGATGCCAATAATGTCGTGGTCTATCCGCAGTTCACGGTGTGGCCGAAGCCCGACAACAGCACCCCGTACACCATTTACTACACCCGGCTGCGCCGTATGTTCGACGTGGGTAATGGCTCTAACGGGCAGGACATCCCGTTTCGCTTCCTGCCCTGCATGGTCGCGGGCTTGGCCTATATGCTCTCGATGAAGATTCCCGGCTCTGAAGCTAGGATGGCATCGCTCAAGGCTCAGTACGATGAAGCTTGGGATCTGGCTGCGGGCGAGGATCGGGAGAAGGCTGCGGTGCGGTTCGTGCCGAGACAGAGCTTCCTTGGGGGCTACTGATGCCTAATCGGTTTGCAAGTGGCAAAAATGCTATCTCGCAGTGTGACCGCTGCGGGTGGCGCTTTAAGCTGAAGGAGCTTAGGCCGCTTGTCATCAAGACCAAGAACGTTAATATCCTTGTTTGCGGGTCGTGTTGGGAACCTGATCAGCCGCAGTTGTCGCTTGGTCTCTACCCGGTGGACGATCCGCAGGCAATACGGAACCCCCGCCCGGACACGACTTATTTTGCACCCGGCAATGACGGCGCGGGTGGTAGTAGAATGATCCAGTGGGGCTGGAACCCGGTTGGTGGGGCTAGCGCAGATGATGCAGGGCTGACCCCGAATTATCTCGTATCCAAGGGATACGTAGGCGATGTAACGGTCGTAACGACCTAGGAGTATTGAGATGAAGCACAGTGACATTAAGATGGACAAGGCCATGACGAAGAAGGCCGTCCACAAGCATGAGAAGGCGATGCACCCCGGCAAGCCGCTGACCAAACTCCGTGCTGGTGGCAAGACCAACAGCGAGATGAAGAAGTACGGTCGTGGCATGGCTAAGGTCATGAATCAGCGCAGCCCGATGCGCGGTTCGTCTGGCCCGAGGTAATCATCATGGGCAAGCCTGATTTCAAGTTCTTCGATTGGGACATGAATCCCATCGGCAAGTACAAGCAGCCTGAGCCGAACAACGCTCCTACGGGCGAGAACGGCTATCCGGAGACGGACGTGAACCGTGGCGTGACCCACATGGACATGCAGGGCTACGGCGCTGCCACCAAGGGCCGCAAGTTCATTGAGCGGGTCAAGCTTGACAAGGGTGGCTTGGCTGGCGTGCTGACGCGTCAGGGCAAAGAGCGGTAATACTTCTAGACCATGAACTACGCAACGCTCACTACACTGGTACAGCAGTACTGCGAATCGACTGAAACGTCGTTCGTAGCGAACATCCCTACCTTTGTGGGACTTGCGGAAGAGCGGATCTATAACTCGGTCCAGATCCCGGCGATCCGTCGCAACCAGATTGGTACTCTGTCCATCAACAACAAGTACCTGACGCTACCGAGCGACTGGCTTGCGACGTTCTCTTTGACGGTGATCGACCCGACGACGAACGCTCAGGAGTTCCTGCTCGACAAGGACGTGAACTTCATCCGGCAGTCATATCCCGACCCGGATGACACGGGCATCCCGAAGTATTACGCGATCTTCGACGACAATACCTTGATCTTGGGGCCGACCCCGAATGCCGCGTATCAGGTAGAGATGCACTACTATTACTACCCGCAGAGCATCGTGACGGCGGGTACGTCGTGGCTTGGGGACAACTTCGAGAACATCTTGCTCTACGGCACGCTGCGCGAAGCCTACACCTACTTGAAGGGTGAGGCCGACATGATGCAGTACTACGAGCAGAAGTATCAGGAAGCCGTTGGTCAGTTGACCCGCCTTGGCGATGGCCTCAACCGGCGTGATGCGTACCGCTCTGGTCAGGCTAGGGTTCCGGTGAGCACGTGATCTTTCAGACCCAAACGCTGAGCTTCAAGGCTGAACTTCCGCAGGCGGTGCATAACCTGCTGACGGATACGATCAAGCTTGCGCTCTACACAAGCAACGCGACCTTGGATGAGAACACCACGGTCTATACAACCTCAAACGAGGTTGTCGGCGGTAGCTATGTTGCCGGGGGCGTGGTCTTGACCGGCGTGACGATCAACACGGCGAACAACGTGGTCTACGTTGATTTCAACGATGCTGTGTGGAACCCGGCGTCCTTCACGGCGGCAGGCGGCCTCATCTACAACGCAAGCAAGAGCAACAAGTCCATAGCGGTCCTGAGTTTTGGCGCAGACAAGATCGCTACCAACACCTTCACGGTGCAGATGCCGACCAATTCATCCGATTCTGCGCTGCTTCGATTTACTTAAGGAGTTATTGAGATGCTTACCAACAAGGCTAAGTCGGTAGACGAGGCGGCGGCTTCGATCACCAAGAGTGACGGCGCGAAGGAAGGTCTTCGTGGCGGCGGCGTTTTCCGTATCGAGTGCCGTGATGCAGAAGGCAACCTGAAGTGGGTTGCTGAGTCCGAGAACCTCGTGGTGAACGTGGGCCTTCAGGACATGAACGCCAAGTATTTTTCAGGCGTGACGTATACCGCTGCGTGGTTCATCGGGCTCTACGGCGCGGCTGCGTCGAATACTCCGGCGGCTTCGGATACGGCTGCTTCACATATCGGTTGGACTGAGATCGTCCCGTATAGCAACGCGACCCGTCCTGCGGCTACGTTCGGCACGGCTTCGACTGCGGACCCGTCGATCATCACCAACTCGGCTTCGCCTGCCCAGTACAACATCAACGCCACGGCTACGGTTGGCGGCGCGTTCTTGATCAGCAACAGCACCAAGCTTGGCACGACCGGGATCCTGTTCTCGGCGGCGGATTTCCAAGCCCCCGGTGATCGCAACGTTACTTCTGGTGACACGCTCAACGTGACCTATACCTTCAGCCTTGACGCTGCTTAAGGAGCATCCCATGCACAAGAAAGGTGATGTGGTTCGCGTAAAGGCTGTTGTGCCTGAAGGTCCTGTGATCGCGTTGCGTATGACTGAGGATGGAGTGATCTATTACCTCATCGAGTGGACCGACACGGACGGGATCAGTCAACAGCGTTGGTTTGCAGAAGATCAGTTGATGGGGGCTTAAAATGCCTCTTGTACTTGCTGATCGTGTCAATGAGACGACGACTACTGCTGGCACTGGCACGGTAACTCTTGCTGGGGCGCAGACGGGCTATCAGTCGTTTGCTGCGATTGGCAACGCTAACACCACGTATTACGCCATCGTTCACCAGACCGCTAATGAGTGGGAGGTGGGCAT